GTATAATATGGTCACTATCATTAAGAACGGCATTTATAAACTTCTCATACCTAATAGGAGAAGCTGACAATTCTATAGATGTTACAAAAAGAAGTCCAGCCAAAAAAGAAGTGACGTTATTGTCATCTGTCATCCATTCCTTAGGACCCATTCCGTAACACTTGGTGAGAGACGTAGATTTAAGCATCATAAACTCACCCACCAAGCTACGCGAAAGAAAAGCATCAACATCGTCATGTGTAACTTGGAACCCAGTATGGACCTCTATTTTCCTAGCAATCCAACCAGCAGTAAAGTTTTTCATTCGCTTTCTCAATTTGTCATTTCCTGGTTCAGCTACTACAATATGCATGTCATCGCCATACACAGAAAAATTAACATACTGCTGTACATAGTCCCAAGCAGTGTTGCTATCAAAGCCAAAGTTCATGAGCTCAGTAATTGCAGTATTATAAAGGAGAATAATGCCACACATGATGTTAAAATGTGTTGTGATTGGGGAACCAGAAATGTTGCCATGATGGATGTAAGTGGCGTAACCATCACTCACAGACCACCAGTGTTGTAAAGCATAAACAGCATTGTCGAAAAGAGGCAGAAATTGTGCGTAAGTGCGCATACCAGCACTCTCAAGTTTCTTGTCGTACGTCATAGACATCCATCTAACTTGATCCCGCCAAAGCTTGAAAACGACGTTACTAATGTCACCATCAATAGAAGCATCCATTTTCTTAATGTCAAGGGAGCATGCAGTAAAGCGTTCACCTGGAGCATAGTGGACGCAAACGGAAGCCTCAGCATAAGGTGGTTTTCCGTATGGACTAGACCAAATGGCATTAAAATGGCTGAAAAACCTAAGCATGAAGCTAAAAGCGCACCTAAGAGTAATGGCTGTGGTTGTAGGAACATTTTGAATAATCCTGCAGGCCTTGTCACACTCGGAAGTGAATTCTTCATCAGACATGCCGGTTTTGTCAAAGCTATGTTTCTCGACTTTGGGAAAATTCTTTGTAACAACAGAAACCCCGGCAGATTTGGCGTACATAATGTCATAATAGCGCTTTGACATTGCCATTAATTCGCT